GAGAGGAGATACCGGAAGACCCAACCGCTAACACTAAAATGGTGACTTGATTGCAGGGCCTGTCTCCGTTGGCAGCTTTGGCATCTCAGGGATCTCTGGGACGGGAACCTGTTCAAGGATCGTTTTTGTCAGATCAGCCTTCAGGTTGTTGACGTACCTTTTCGTCATTGACGGAATGCTGGTGTAAAGCATCACGCCGCCAATCGCCATCGTTCCAGACATCACGAAGCCGAGAACACCCAGCAAGTTGTAAATCCGTTGCATATGAAAAAGGCCCCAGTAAAGGGGCCAGGAACGTGTGAGGTTCTATTAAAAGGTAGCTCAAAAAGCGTATTTCACGCCCACTTTGCCACCGTAGGAACGATCAACGTCGTCACTGCCAGAACCCATGAAGGAAAGCTCTCCATAGATGTTGAGTGATTCAGTTGCAGCGACGGAGACACCTGCCTTACCGGAAGGGACAGTGTCGCTAGCACCGCCATCAGGCGCAACGTAACTGCCGCCGCCTTGGACGTACCAAGTAGCGACTTCACCAAGATCGCCTTCGTAGCCAACGTGGAAGTCAGTTACTGAACCGCCGTAGTTGGTGCCAGTCCAACCAGCATTGTTCTCAACGTTGACATAAGGACCTGCGATTGCAGGAGATCCCAGCACAACTGCTGAAACGGCGACACCACTCGCAATGAGAGTTTTGAGCATTGGAAAGAGGTTTAACGTTTTCCTTGCCCACGATACTTCTTACGTCCATGGGACGGTTTTGAATGTGATCCATCACCTTGACGTGTCTTTTTTGGCTTGCTAGGGACAAAATTTTGCCCGTTAAGTGATTTAGCCATCAGCCACGAAATTGTTGGTACTTTTTGGCTAGTCCAGTAAATAGACCACGCATCGGATGATCAGGATCGTCACGACGGTCAAACACATACAGCTCATTAAGCCATCGTTGGCGATTCATCATCGCCTCAACATCCTCCGCGCCAGGCTTGCACGGGATCATTGGATCAGGTCGTTCCATCAACTAGAGGCCATCAAGCCGTGAGCACTTGCAAAGGCTAGAAGAGAATTCACCTTCGCCTCAAGCTCGCGACAATACTCAAGCAACTCTGCATTGGTCGGTGAGGCAGCATCAGCAATCGTCATCGTTCCATCAGCAGTTGGCAGGGTTCCGGAACTTGCAGTTGCCGAGAGGTCAGCAACGTGAGTTGACTGCACAGCAGCAGTCGCACCAAAGAACCCAATAGTGTTGGCGTTGATTTCAAGTTGCGTTGTCAGCGTGCCAGCGGTCTCAACTTTGAAGCGAAGACGCCCGTCTTCTTCGTCTTCAGTCGCATCGACGATGCTGCCCTCAATAGCTGCATAGTCAATTTCATCTGGGGTGGTGGCGTCGTTTTTGCCACGGAAGAAAACAGTTCCCAGCAAGTCATCATCTTGACCTGCACCGGATGCGCCACGACGATGAAACAGCGTGATGTCGCCACCAGATGCGGAATCATCAGCACTGCACTCTGACTGTATTCCCGTGCCAGTCAGGCTGGTTGTCAAATGCAGTGGGAAGTTTGGAGATGTCTCACCGATGCCAACATTTGTGCCGCGCAACCTGATGCGGCTTGCAACCGTGCCACTAGCAGACGACATCAAATCAAGGATGCCATCTTCAGAGTTGTCGGATGGATCGCTGATCTGAGCAAGAATCTGGCCGTAAACGTGAGCGTTCCCTGCGTCAGATTCACCGCGAAACTCGATGTTTCCGAGGTTGTCATCAGCAGCAGGTGATGCTGAGTTCCGATACAACACCAGATCAGGCGCAGTGTCTAGACCTGCATCGCTGTTCTCGATAATGACCTGATCGGTTGTGTCGCTGCTGAACAGGTGCAGTTGAGCCGCAGCCGTTCCATCACCAAGCTGAAAGCCAGATGTGGTGAACTTGGCATTGAAAGTTGAGTTATTGGTGATTGCCACCTCATTGGCGGCAGTGCGATAAATCCCAGATGTGCCGCTATCGCTTGAGAAACCAATGGCAGGCGCACCAACGCTGCCGTCTGGAAGCGTCCGGAACATTGTGCCGAACGTAATTGACTTGTTTTTGTCAACGTTGGCAGCTTCTGAGACGTCGACGATCGGCACCAGATCACCCGTTGCAGGTGATGTCAGTGCCGATAGATCAGAGATTTTGCGATCAGCCATGTTGAGGTCAGGTCAAATAAGGTTTAGGCCGATCAGCAAGCCATCAGCACACAGGGTACGCAATAACTGCCGTCTGCATAAGTGGCAGAAACCGTGGTGCTAGTCACCTTGGCAATTGTCTTGGAACGCACGATGTCGTCATCCTGCGGTTTTGCCGTTCCATCACCAGCGGACATCAACAGGTCACCACGTGCAACAGTTGTACCCTGGGCAATGCGGATCACAAAGTCACCTGTCATTGCGCAGTAGAAGTCGTTGGTATAGACCTCGTCTTCAGTGTCATAAGCAACAAATACACCAGCAACGTTAGGATCACCCTCAACGTCACTAATTTTTGTACGGTTCAACTGTTCGTTGTCTTCCACACCTGCATCTTTTGCAGGTGTTTTTACGTCGCCGACGCTTACACCTTCAGGAAGCTCATCTTCCTCGGTATAAAGCACTGCGTCCTGAGCCTCATAAGCCCACTCACACATTTCGTCGAGGTTGCTAAGAACAGTGCCACGAAGAATGTTTGTAGAGGTATCATCAGCTGTTAGCTGTGACCACCGAGCAAGGTGACCACCACCGTAGGTAACAGAAGTACCAGTAACAACAATTTGACCCTCATTAGTACCAGCTTGTGAGAAAACAACTAGAATACCATCATTAGTAGGTCTGTTGAAATAAGCAAGGGGGTTATCTCTTGAGGCAGAAATATATCCATCTCCATTAATAGAGGCTCCATAAATTGTGTTACCAACACCAGGGTTTAATGCATTGGTGCCAACAGTAACCTGGCCTCCAGGATGAATTCTCATCCGCTCTGTTGCATTTGTATATCCAGAACCAGTATCAGTTTGAAATATGATACCGCCACCAGTAGAAACACTGTTTGCAAGAATTAATGCATTATTTTGAGTGCTATTATTAACTCCATTACCAATAGCACTATGGTCAGTTCCACCATCTTGTCTGAATAGTATTCTTGGATTATCAGTCTCACTGTTATTATCAGTATCTGCTTCAATAATTAGTTCACAATCGCCAGAAGTTCCAGCGGAAATATGAAGTTGTCCTGCTGGACTATCCGTACCTATGCCAACATTGCCACCATTGAAATAACTGTTTCCGTTAGCTCTGATTAAATTTTTTAAAGAATCTTGATAATACCATTCTGAATAAGCTTCACCTGTACCGTTTTCAAATAATCGAAATACTTTGTTAGTGCTGTCATCAGCTTCAAAAAGAATACCGTTATTAACGTCGTTATTGGTGTCGGATTTTATGTGAAGTACACTGGTTGGGCTAGATGTTCCAATACCAACGTTGCCGCCTGAAGCGATTCTCATCCGCTCAGTGCTTGCAGCGGTTGAAAATGTGATATTTCCACCTGTCGTGCCTTCAGACGCAAAAATTTCTAAAGCACCACCGGCGGCACCGCCAGCTAAATCTTCTTTAGTAATTGATGCTCTGTTGGAACCTGAAGTCGATGTAGATTGATTAGAAAGGCATATAGTCGCATCAGCATCGTTTGCAGCGACTGTGAGCAAATCTGTAGGAGATCCCGTTCCAACACCTACACGGTCATTGCCTGCATCGACGAACAACAAATTTGCCTCATCGTCACCTTCAACCCGAAAATTAACGTCAGCCCCACCATCATTGAAGACAACTTCAGATGTTCCAAACTCAACCCGCTCAACACCACTGGTGGCAATGCCCAGCTGATTTGCTGCAGGACGGAACAAGCCAGTGTCAGTGTCTGAAGCAAAACTCAGGCCGGGAGCAGCAGCAGTGCCGTCCTCCATCAGCATTGTGCCGTCAAGCTCTTGAATGACGATCCAGTCATCATTCGCTGAGTTTCTAAGCTTCAGCTGATTTGCTGTCGTATCGGCCCACCACTGATACGCATACGTCGTAGCAGGTGCCGTTGCGTTGCTGTTATTGCTGACGATTGCCGCCAACGCATTGTTCAGGTCAGCCCTGACTGCAGCACCTGATGCGTTAGCAATGATGTAATCGTGGGTGGCCATGCTTAGGTCTGCTCAGTGCCGTAGCCGACTGCTTGGTACTGGAAATTACGATCAATGGCAGCATTACTGCTGTTGTAGAACGTGATTGTGAATCCAGTCCTAGAGGCGGATGTCACCTCATAGTAATCCCCTGACGCAAGATTGAAAGCCGTAATGCCAATGCTCGGCTCTTGGTAGAAAGCATTGGCAAACGTAACCGCCTTCGCTCCAGCTCCTGACGCGGTGGTTGTGCTGCTTTCTGTCCGCAGTTCTAGCTGCATGGTGAAGCCCAGCTCATCAATCACTGGGGTCTGGTCAACGTGGTCAGAACTCAGCTCGCACTTGAACTGGAACTGCCTGCCCGTAAAGCGCCCTGACTCCATCGGAATCCACGCACCAAAATCAATGTCAGATTCCATCTGGATCTTGTCCGTTCCATCCTCAAGCAAAAAGAACTCGCCATTCTCCAACAGAAGTTCTTCGTCTGTCGTCGCTTGATCGCTAGTACGGAAGTAGACAGCAGCAGACGTGTCATCTGGAATGTCACCGTCAAAGTCAGACCAACGATCGATCAACTCTGCGCGGTCATCGATCGTGTCTGCTGGATACAGGCCCCGCGTTGTGAGCTTCCGCGTAAATACAACGCTGAACACACCGCCAAGGTCTAAGACGTTGTTGAAGAAATACTCGCCGGACGCCAAGCGCGTTCCAATAAAGTCAAAGGTGCCAAGGTCATCTAGATCGGTGATGTCATCAAAAGTTTCATCACCGTCAAGCACCAAGCCGTCATACTCAGTGTCAAAGAAAACATCAACCTTGTCGCCTTGAAACGGCGGGGAGTCTGTATCTTCACGACGGACTTGGATGTCAAGCCGTGGAAGCTTGTTCGGCAGGTCAATAACTGCACTAGCTGCTTCATCACTCCGCTGGCCGTTTTCGTCTTGGAACTTGATCAGATATTCGCCTTCGATCAAAGGCAATGTGGCTGAGTTTGTCTGTGCTTTTACATCACGCAGCAACGTGCTGTTTGGCCACTGCCCCGTCCCATCAACTTGTGGTGCGTGCCGAATAATCGCCAAGAAATTTGTTGTATTTTGCCCAGTTGCCGGAATTTTCCAACGCAAAATCGCTTGGTCCCCTTCAATCGCTTGGATCGTGACATCTGCAGGTGTAGGCGGCGTGACCACAGCGTCATCATCATCAGGATCAATGTCTGGCGCGGGTACAATTCCAGTAACCTCAACCCATGCAGATTTTCTATCAACCGGCGGCGCACCAACCGAGCGAATCTGGAAAGTAATTGTTTTACCTTGATCTAGCCCGTCAACCTCAAAAATTGTGTCTGTAGTGTTAGCTGCAATGTAGTTGCCGCCGCCAACTTTATAACGAATCTCAAAACCAAACGTCGCGCCATCAATGCCACGGCTCCAGGATGCTGTCATCCGGTTAGTCTTTGTTTGACCAGTCGTGACCTCTTTGAATGAAAGAGTTAGTTCTGTTGGCTTGGCCGGTTGATCGTTGAATAGGGTGACATCATCAAAAACAAGATCATCGCCCTCGTCAGCTGTCTTGTAAATACTGTCATTAAACTCGACGCCTACAATTCCAAACTGGCCGTCGCCCGCATCAGTAACAGTCAAACAACGGAATTTTTGATGCTCAACACTTGTCGACGTAATTGACCAAATTGATTGCGCTGATGGAGCTGAGCTGAATGCTGCTGTAGTTACAACGTTCCCGGAAACGCTTGTAATTCCTTTCGCCTCAATCGTTCCATCAGCAAGCGTGCAGTGCAGCTCATGAGTTGTGCCGGCAGGTAACGGGTCAGCGGATTGATCGAGAGTAATTTGCGTTGTGGTCGCACTAACAACACGACCGGCAAGGCGTACGCCTTGACGCATTTCGTCCGACACCGCAAAAACTTGACCAGGCAGCACGACTGCACCTTGCAAGCCAGTAACAAAGTTGACGATTTCTCCATCAAGCTCTTCTGATGCAAGAGTCCAACGCCCAAGGCGTTGCGCTTGGAATTTAGATGTAGCGCCAAAAGCAACAATCTCTTTCTCTTGGTAGCCGTACTTTGAGATGAGCGTTGCATCCTCAACGCAGACGTAGTTTGATTTATAAAAGTTTTGCGGATCGTTATAGCGGACACGAATCTTTGTGCTGCGTGTTTTCAGCGATGACCCTGAGTAATTAAACGCTCCATTAATAACATTGCTGTTGGTATATAGGTGGACTGGCGCCACATCGGTGCCGTTCAAATTGCCGTGATCTGCAGCCGCCTGAATTGTATTTGCCTGCCAAAAGAGCATCCCGCGAAACACACTGGCTAAATCCTGCAAAACGTTGAACGCTTCAGCTTGCGATGAGATAACCGTGTTGCACGCAAAACGCGGCTCAGTGCTGCCATCAGGGTTAGTAACAAGCTGGTTTGCGTATTGCGCAAGCGGATACAGGTCAACCCAGCTAAGGTTTGACGCTTCTACAAAATCACCCGCCCCATACCTTTTGTTGGTAACCATGTCGTACCAACAGCAGACAGGACAAGTTGTCCATGCTTCCTTGAGGCTGCCGTCAAACGCACCAAAAAACGACAAACTGCCATCTGACCTAACTGAAGCATTTGCAGGGATTTTGACAATGCGACCGTGGATCTTGTAAGCCCTAGTTGGAAGGCTTGAGAATTGCCTGGTCGACAGAGAGATTCCTGCAGTAGCGCAAAACGGATAAGCCGTCCGCAATGATTGAATTTCAATTAAGCTTGACCATATGATCCGATTTGCTCTGCTATTTGCTAGCGGGATATTCTTTTCAACTTCTCTAAAATTATTGAATTTTACTTCAAAATGATTTTCCCCTAAGTTGACTTTCGTGACGCGAATGTTCCATGGTCCTTCGCCTGGAAGATTGAGGCGTGGAGTTTTAAACTGATAATTACTAACAGCGATACCAGTCTTCCTTGTGTCGTAGACGTTTTTATACGCTCTACCGCGAGCCTGCACGTCAATGGCAACAGCAATTTCTCCATTAAATAGCTGACCCTTTGCCAACCCTTCCTGCGCTGTTGAAAACATGCGCGGGATGGTAAACAGCAGCTCGAATGACTCAACTTCTGTATCTGTGATTTGCCTGACAACTGACCCGCTGCCATAGTCGCGAGCAGTGACTTGGTTGTTTGCGTTTAGCGTCTCGCTGTAATTTTCACCGATCTCTGTGTTTACATCAGTAATAGTTGATGTCCCGTTCTTGCCCTGAGCCAGCTCTGACTGGGTGCGACCGCCAGGCTTAAAGTCATACGAAACATCTTGATTTGAAAAATTGCGCGCGCTGCCGGTTCTAATTGGCGTTTCCTCAAGGAAAATACCCTCCTCCGCGCCAACCAATCCAGAGATTGGACCCTCGCAAAGTAGGTCTACAAACTTGATGACAGAAGTGGAATTTAACGCCATGATTTAAACGAGGTCGTAACCGTAGGATTGCCAAAACAATGTGTTTTTTGAGTCTGATCTATGATCGATAATCGAAATTCGACCTTTAATTTCATCGTCATTGTCAACATTGGGGTGCTCGACCCGGTGCACCCATCTATAGTTATCATTGTTATTTAACAACCCTTGAACTGTCGCTTGTGAAGTGGCAATTACTTGGTCTGGGCCATCTCTTCTGACAATGACTTCAATTCTGTAGGTGAAGAAGGCGTCAACAAGTGTAGAACCTTTACCGCTCACAAAATCAAACAATCCGTCGCGTAGCTCAAGAATAAAATCGAGTTTGTCTCGCCTTCTGGTGCTTTCATCAATATTACCCTCAGTCTCTGTTTCGCCGTTGCGCAGGTCTATAAATTTATTGATTGCTTTAAAATCATTATCGCTTCCTCTTACGTTTTTTCTTGTGCGTTTAACTTGAACGCCAGATGCAGTTTCAAAATTGCCAAAGCGAAGCTCTTCTCCTCCGACTCGGATGGTGCCCTTGCCAGGGTTTTTGATCGCTGTTTTTAAAGGGTCAGATTCATCCGCTACATCAACATTTGCGCTGATCAAATGACTACCAATCAGAACCTCTCCGTAGGCCACAGGTATAGTCGCTCCAACACCTACCGAATTAGCTGCACCTGTGTAGGCGTAAGACTGTCTGCCGTCAGTACCGCGTGTGACTCCCTGCGGGCCGTCAGTGCTTGATGCCTCACCGCTGCCTAGCCTGTTGCTGCCTAGCTTTGGAATTGTTGGCTGTGGTGATAGCAGTTGCGAAACACCGCCGAGGACCAAGGAGAGGCCAATAGAGCCAAGAGCAATACTTGCACTCGCTGCAAATGTCGCACCAGCGCCAGCAGTACTAGCGGTAATAGCAGCATTTCCAAAACCTAAAAAACCAGCTCCAGCCGGAGCAAAAGTTACCGCAACGGCGATTGCCGCCACAACTAAAACAGCGCCAGCGATTACTTTCCCAACACCGCCACCACTGCCCGCAATAACAGGCACAAGGATCAAATCCTTGCTGCCAAACGGCAGATGTAAATCCTCAACATCTAAGTCCGCACCAGCTTGAATCAAGCGATAGCCAACACCATGCTCATGAGCATGAATTAGCTCATCCTGGAATTTCGGCGAGTTGATACAAAGCAACTTGATCGCATCTGCTGGTGTGCGCAAGTCGTAGTACGTGTGCTCAGCACCGTACCGCTCACCCAGATCACCCAGCAGTCGGACGACCTGCTGCATAGCGGAACACTGCTGCAATCCTTTCGACATAGTACCGCCGCAACGGCTCAATCGCACTCAATGAATCCTGCCGTTGGTGAAGAATCAACTCGTCAGGCAACAAAATCGCAGCGTGCATTGGCGTTTTCGTGCCCAATCGCATAATCAAAACATCACCGGGCTTTCGCCGCTCCAAGAACACCTGCTCAAACCCAATCGCTTCCGCCTGTTGCAGGAAGATGCTGTCGCAGACCTCTAAGTCGTCTGGGCGTGAAAAGTCAGGCAACTCAACGCCCTGCAACCCAAACCAATCACGGATCAACGTAAAGCAATCGTTGACGCCGTACTCCCACTGACGACCTACAAGGGACTGATAGTTGACCATTGCTTGTCTGGCACGCTCCAAATATGCCATGGCAGCTTAGTGCCGGTGCAGGAAGATTTATCAGCAGGGCTTGCCGACCCTCCCATTGGGTGTGAATGGACGATTGCTTCAACCCTGCCGTATATAGCAGCCGCCGCATAATCACGCGGCTCAATCACAAAATCTTGCTCTGGATCTTCTGCAATGTTCCGACAACGCCAGTATTTGCCATTTACAACAACACCACAAGCTTCGCGGGGCGCTTGCTCCAAAGCGTGAGCCTCAGCTTCAGGTCTGAAGTCTTGCACCAGGGAACCCTCCAAACGGCAATAACCCTGTCGGAAACCTTTTAGCGCAGCTGCTGTAACGCTTGCCGCACTGATCGTTTGCCTGAGTGGTTGATTTGTCATTCAAGTCAAAGTAAGCCGTGCCGTTGTAACCACATTCCGTGCCTTTGTACTGCCAAGGGCAGTGCTCTAGAACTTGGCGGCGTGGCAACGCAAGATTCGTTAGATCAAGCTTGCTGGTTAGCTCAAACTCAACCAACTGCGGATTTTCATTTGCCACCCTGTCGATATACCAGATTTCATCCTCAAACTTTGCGGTCGGATCAGCCGTTGCGTTGCCATCGGAAAAGTTGCTGGCATCAAGAAACTTTTTGCATGTCCTGATGCGCGTTACCTTTGCTTGCAATGGGTTGTAGAGCAAAAGCAATGCAGAAATAGCATTGTTCGCATTGGCAATTTTCATCGACGGCCTAGGCAGCGTGCCCTTTGTTGACAGCTCAAACCCATCAACTTCAATCGGATAGGCCGCGTAAGTCACACCGTTGAAAACAATATCCGCATTTAGCTCATTCGTTCCAGCGTGATAGTAAAAAGTCTCGTTAACGCCATTGACCGCCTCGGTCAGCTCAAGCTCAAACAGCTCGATAATTGCTGAGGGCTCAAGAAGCTGTATCTGCTCTTGAATTGAATTTGGAACAGTCATGCTTCAAATACCTGCTCAAATGTCGCCTGGATCGTCGCACGGTTTAAGTAGGGAATTGACTTGCTCCAGTTGCGACAGATGTACTTGCCGCTGCTATCGCCAGGTGGCGTGAAGTCAAACTTTTCAACACCACCGCGAGCATCCAAGAAGTCTTCAATGGTGTCAGCATCGGTTTCTGAAACCTCAAAGGTCAGGTCGTAACTCTTCGGATTTTGGTTGAGGCCAAACGTGGTGCGTTGGCTATACCCTGAACCGAACTGTGCGATTCGCACGTTGGGCTGGCTTTTCTTTTGGATGCCGTAGGTCGGCGTAATTGAAGGGAAAGTAGCCATTAGCTCAGAAGACCTCCAGGACGTTTTTGCTTGGCAATTTCAGACTGGACAGCCAAACCAATGGCCTTGCCGAGTGCTTTTTGCTGTTGGCTATCACCCTCGACATTAGAGCCTGAAGCGTCAACATTCACAACGATGTTGGTAGGTCCCGCTCCACCTCCAGAAGCCTCAACGCCAAGGCGGCCATCAGGGCTTCTGCGCAAAGGCATGATCGCCTCTGGTCCAGCCTCACCCATAAGGCCAGTGCCATTCGCAAACGGGAACAAGGTAGGTCGATTAACTACACCACCTCTTGCGAACGGAACAACTCCGTTTCGACCAAATGCGTTGCCATTCGCAGTCGCAGTGAGACCGTCAGTAGTCGTTACAAAACCAGAGCCATTGTTCCGAAAAGACCTGAACCCGACTCAAAAGTGCCGCCCATGTTGCCAAACAGTGCCATGTTGGTGGCAATTTGCAGCATTTGTCTCGCAAGGTTATTCAACATACTTGATGCAGCATCCGCAAGCGACTGAGTGCCCATCACCGCACCCTCCAGCGCATTAACAACGCCGTTAGCGATGGTGTTTCCGATAGATTGATAAAGCTGATCAAGCTGTTCAGCAGCAGCGATCTGCTCGTTGAGAAGTTTATTCTTCTCAAGAAGATTGCGAACTGCTTTTTCATCTAAACCTTGATTATCCTCTGCAAGGTCTCTGATTCGCTGCTCAATCTCTTCTTCTTTCAAGCGTCCATCAAGCTTTGCTTGCAGTAAGTCATTTTGACTCTGAAGATCAGCAAGAATTTTTTCATTCTTTTCAGCCTGAGCCGCCCTAGAAGCAGAAAACTTGTCGTTAATTTCAAAGATTTTTTGATCAGTCTGCAATTCAAGTTTTTTAATTTGCTTTTCTAATCCTTGTGAGCCCCATGATTTTGTGACTAAATTTTGTAATTGATTTGCATGAGTTTTGTACGATTGTAAAGCTCCTTTGATAGCTGTTTTAACATCTGAATATTTATCAAATATTTTGCTTGCGGATGTTATTATTTTACTAAT